ACCAGGTTACGTCTTTGTTAAAATATTAACATTGCTAACACTATAAATACCTGTCAAGCAGCTCGTTCAGAGACCATCAATAGGTGGTTGTGCAACCTGAACAATATTAAAACGAAGCTCTGCTCTCTAAATCGAAAGTAGACCACCGCCTCGCAGCAGATGTTCTCAGAGCACCTGTTGCTTAACGATGATGAAGTTATCATCTTAACGGTCCTAACACCTCTGAGCACCTCTGGTAAGCTCCAGTGTATGTGTTAAGTGTGTAAGTTAGGACACAAGGAAAGGAGCCTTACCTATGAAATGGAGCAATTCCGCTCTAGCGCTCGTAGCGGCGCTCACATTTGGAACAGCTAGTTGTTTGTTGTCTGTTCCTGTCATAGCATCTGACACCTCACCAGTTATTGACGTTGCACCGCAAACTGATGTAAATGTTGGATTATTTGTTAATCTGCCTGATCGTTTCAATCCTCATCAAGCCAAGCTGCTTACTATGGTTTATGAGATTGCAAAAGAAGATGGGCATAAGCAACCCCAAGTACTTCAAGGAATCCTCTTGCAGGAAAGTAATGCTGGGGAAAAAATACATGGAAAAGGAAGTGATTGTTATGGAATCTTTCAACTCAAATTAGTTGCGGCAAAAGAAGCTCTTAACGCTTTCCCGGCTTTATGGGAGGAATTTAATTTCCGTGGAAAGAGCGATAGAGAAGTTATTTCAAAGTTGAAGCGAGATGAAAGATTCAACGCGGCGATTGCGTCTAAGTACGCACTAGTTTTAAGCCGGCTGGGTTATGATACAATAGCTAAGTTGGCGCTAGCATTTAATGCTGGTCCTTACGGTGCCAAATCAAAAAATCCTCGCACGAATCGATATGCTAAAAGCGTATTGAAAAATATCAAATCGCTAGAATTAGCTCACCACTAAATTGGGCTGAGGATGGCGTTAACCTCTTAATTCCATCCTCATCTTGATTAAGCAACAAAAACTTGAAGACTTAATTCTTGAGTCGATCAACTTGCGTCCTACTTCTACAGGTTGGTACACTTGCAAGTGCCCACTCTGCCACGACTACAAGGATCGGGGTGGATTTAAGTTTGATGGTGGCACTGTGGGTTATAGCTGCTTCAACTGCGGCAAGACTGGCAAGTACGAAGAATTCAGCGGCGAAATGAGCAAGAACACGCGTAGGATTCTAAACGCATTCGGCATCGATGATTCATCTATCGGTCTTGTTGTCAACTCTGCTTTCTTCAACAAAAAGGAAGAGACTAACAAGATCACTTTAGGCAATCTAAAGAAGGTAAACACCACTACTCCTCCTGTTAAATTGCCGCCAAAGTCTTTCAAGTTAGGCGAGACTGACGAAGGACTTGATTTGCAGGAACGCATCGTCGATTATCTTGTCGAACGACAAATCGACTTTGACAAATACCAATTCTTCTTCTCACTTGATCCTCGCATGAAAGATCGAGTGATTGTTCCATTCTATCGAAATGGATCACTTATCTATTGGCAGGCTAGAAGCATTGATAAGAATGAAAAGAAAAGGTACGATAACGCAATTACTTCGCGCGATGCAGTCATCTTCAATTTCGATCAACTGCAAAATTACTCTCCAATTCCTCTTCTAGTCTGCGAAGGCGTCTTTGACGCGATGATGTTCAATGGAATCGCAGTATTGGGAAGTAAACTTAGCGAAGCAAAAGTAGAGTTGCTGGCTAAGACGAATCGTAGATTAGTTTTTGTCATCGACAAAGATAAGAATGGCGCTCACTTTGCCAACTCTGTGCTTCAGGCTGGTTGGGATATCACCTTCGCTCCAGACGGAGCAGCAGACTTAAACATGGCAGTACAACGGTTTGGTCGTTCATGGACGGCCCGACAACTCATCAAGAACATTCCAGCTGACGATTCTTCGGCTAGGCTGGCCATCTCCTTCAACTGCAAATAATCCAATCAATGAAAGTACATGACATGGACGTGGTCCCTGACGACCGCGATCTGCTCCCCTATTACCGGGCGATCGATGACACGACTCCCGCAATCCAAATCTTCCGAGTATGGGATGACATCACCTTGATGCGTGATGACACTCCTATCGTCTCATACCGTCTCCTGATGCAGATCAAAGAGAAGCTTGAAGCAGCCATGAAGCGAGAGAACATTACATACAAAGAGCTCGACAACAGAGCTCTTTGGCGTGATCAAGATTTTTAAACTTCTAGTTTTGCTAATCGTCTGCGAGCAGCAGCCTCTCGCAGACTTTGACGATGCTCTGGACTAAAGGCTGTTCCTTTTCTAGATTGAGACATTTTCTTGCGAGCTTCTTCTGACGCAGGTCTTCGCAATTTGGCTTTATGCTCTTCACTTAATTTTCGGCCGGTTAACGAGTTAGAAAGATTTTTGCGTTGCTCTTCAGTCCTAATATATGAAGACTTTAGCTGCTCTTTTCGCTCTGCAGTTTTTGGCATTTTGGGCTTTCGCAATTTGATCTTATGTTCTTCAGACTTAGGACCTCTTAATTTGGCCTTGTGTTCTTCAGACAACTTTTTGCCAAAGTTTGGATTATTTTCACCCCTCAACCCAAACATGGGATGCTTATCACCCTTAAGTGATTCAGATATTCTTTTTCTTTGCTCTCCTGTTCGTTTTTTGCCAAAGTTTGGATTATCAGGTCCAAACTTTCCTTCTGTTGGACCTTTCCATCCATTAGCAATTCTAAGCTTCATTTCTTCTGATTGCGCCTTACGTTTTAGCTCAACAAGCCACGAGTAATGCTTATTACTTTTTCTTCCCTTAATCATCATTGTGGCAGCAAAGATCAGTTTTCTGTTGGTTGGAAAAATCTTAACTAACAGTTGATGTGCAACGTAATGCTCTGCGGGTGAAAGAGTTACTAAGTTATTTTCAGCATCTACCCCTCCCATGCATTTTGGGATTATATGATGTTTCTCTACAATAGCTGGGATTTCATCTCGTACAAGAGAGCGCTCAACAAGTCGATGATAATGTTTAAGATACTTCTTTTGATTTTCTGACATGTCGCTGATATTAAATATTTCCATAATAACTTCTAAATTTAAAGATTCTATTTATGCTAACCCTTGAAAAACAAAGGCTAATTCTTTCTGCGTTGTGCGCAAACCGAGACCTCATGGCACTAACTGCCGGTCTGGTGAAGCCATCGTACTTCGACCCCTCGCTGAAGAAGACCGTCAAATTCCTCGGTGAGTACTTCAACAAGTACAAAGACGTACCCAAACTGCAGGTGATTCGTGCAGAAACTGGCGCCATCCTCGATGACATTGGCCAGATCAGCAGAGCAGAGACCACCTACATCAGTGAGGAGATCGAAAAGTTCTGCCGCGACAGCGCAGTGACTGAAGCAATTCTGGCTGGTCCAGAGCTCTTGAAGAAGGGTGATATGGGCCAGATCATCGAGAACTTGAAGAACGCCATTACCACTGGTCTGCAAAAGGACATTGGTATCGACTACTTCGCCGATCCTACTGCACGATTGGAAGCAACTCTGCAAACGCAGAATCGTATCAGCACCGGCCTTCCAGAGATTGACGAGCTAATTGGTGGGGGTCTTGCTCGCCAAGAACTAATCACCTTCCTCGCTAACTCAGGCGGCGGTAAGTCGATGAACATGCTGAATCTTGCTCACAACTTCTTGAAGCAAGGTTTGAATGGCATCTACATCACCTTGGAGATGGCCGAAGGCGTTGTGACGAAACGCTTGGACTCGATGGTTAGTGCCATTAGCCAAGCCGATCTGCTGAAGAACATGCACAAGGTTGCAGCGGCGGTGGAGAAAGCTGGTAGTAAGGGCTATGGTCGATTCTTCGTGAAACGATTCCCTGAAAATCGTACGAACATCCACACAATTCAGGCCTATCTGCAGCAGCTGGAACAAGCGAACGGTTTCCGCCCTGACTTCATCATCATTGACTACATCGACATTATGGGCACAACCCATAACATCTCGCTGGACAATCTCTTCATCAAGGACAAGTACGTCACCGAGGAAATTCGTTCGCTGGGCTTTGACTACAACGCGATCATGGTTTCTGCAGCTCAGTTGGGTCGTGCGGCAATTAAAGCAGAGAAGCTGAATCAATCGCACATCCAGGGCGGCATCTCCAAGATCAATACTTCTGACTACGTGATTGGTATCAAGCAAGATGATCTGATGCGTTCGCAGGGCGAGATTCAGTACGACATCCTGAAGTCGCGTAACTCTGGTGGTGTTGGTGCTAGCGTAAGGTTAAAGTGGGATCCAGTATCGCTGAGCGTCACGTCTAATGCTGGTAAGCAACAGCAACTCAAGGTGACGAATAAGCGACAAGTTGTTCTACCAGAAACAAACATCGCGGTAGGCGGTCAAAAGAACAGTGGCGATGTAATGAATCTCTTTCAAACGGGCAAATAATGGTACAGAAATTTTCTGAAATCATCATAGATGATTCGTCTTATCCTATCTCTACTTTTAGTGATAATGTCAAAAATCTGGTTGAGCTTCGGCATAAATGGCAGGTTGAGTTGGAGAAGGAGAAGGAAGCGGCTTTGAAGACTGAAGCCGCTATCCGCCAAATCGACTTGGAATTAGCAGAAGTGGTTAAGAAAGAACTGATGGGGTTGTAAGAGTAAGGAGCTTCGGCTCCTTATTTTCTTTAGACTGCCCACTACTATAAATATTCTGTTGAATCCACATATAAGACTATGAGCAGAATTCAAAAAGGCACGGTAATTGTTGAGGGAATAACTCACCTCGAGGATTTACCACTAGAAAAATTTATTGATGTCGTAGAGAATCTCAAAAGCAAAGTAGCTACTGAGAAGCTCGATGGCGCCAACTTATGGATTGGCGTTGACGAGAAGGGGTTCTTTACTTCACGAGAAGGCAAATCAAAAAGAAATGGCAGATTTTACTCTGTTGACGATTATCCGGTAATTGCGGCGTACAACGGTTTTAGGGCGGCCCATCTTGCTTTGGAGAAGGTAAAGAATACCATTCTCAAAGTTTTAAATGTCGGCGATATTGTTGAGATTGAAGTTCTCTTTGGTAAGCAGCCAAACACTGTAACGTATGGGATGAATGACAAGAACTACATTGTCATTATTCGCGGCATTTCCACAGATCAAAAGAAAGTTGACCTACTTGGTAAGCGACTGAATCACACTGAAGTCACAGTGGAATCTACGGTGGTAGATTCGCCAGACGGTGATAAGCTGACCTACACAAAGGAAAATCTGACTTGGGAATTTAGCGAGGTTAAGCCGGTTGATAGTTCAAAGGTCAACACTGCTGATGCACTCATGAAGCTGCACGAATTGAAGAAATTCCTTTCGCAGCCAAATGATGCGTTTTCGGGCATGACCAATAAAGAAGTCGCAGAGGTAAAGTTAGGGTCTATCGACAAAGCAAATCGTGAAAAACTAAAGGCTGAACGTGAACGCATCAATGACGTAATCTTGCAGCAGTTCAAACTGCCAATCAAGGAAGTATTGTTGAATAATTACGTTAGAAAGATCAAACCGCAGTTGCAGGCTGATAGCTTAGAGCCTGATGAAGATGTCGGTGTTGAAGGTGTGGTGCTACGTGATCCTAATTCTGACGATCAAGTCAAGTTAGTCGATAGAGACGTGTTTACTGCGCTCAATAGTTTCAATAACTCTATTCGAGATGTTGCGGCGTCGCCCGTCATTACTGATGATCAAGATGCGCCCATTGATAAAAGAGGCGGTGCGTTTGGTCAAGCAAAGATTCGAATTGCGCATTTCTTAGGCATTAGAGAACTGGCGCTGTCGTCATCGGCAAGAAAAACAATTGCTAAATTCCAAGGCGCAACTCCAAAAGAGACTGCTGAAAATATTGCTAAGGCAACTAACATTCAGAGTTTCCCAGCAATGAGACAAAAAGTTTCGGCTATTTTGCAGAATGCGATTGAAGAAGTAGATCAAATCGTTGAGAAGTTTAAGGCTGAGTCATCCACCTACAAACTAAAGTTAAAAACTGGAAAAGAGATCGGATTATCGCCAGCAGTGGTTAAGAGAACTCTTACCGCATTTGCTGAAACTAAGCGCGATATTAATTTGATTGATCAAGCTGTTGATAAGTCGCAAACACCAGCAGAATTGATTATGTCGTTGTATGGTAGAACAATCCAATCACTTTTCAAAGGGAGCGATAAAGTGAAAGAATCATTTAGCTTGCTAAAAGCAATAAGCGAAGAGGACGCGCAAACACCTACTGGGCTTCCGGCTGGAGTTACTCCACAGAAACCGGCTACGACAGGTGCTGATGCAATCGCGCCACTTCCGCAGTCTATTGGCGGGCAACATAACATTGTCAAACGCAAACGCACATTTGTTTTAAAGAAGAAATTCGCAAAACCATCTGTTACTGAATCCCTTCTTAAGCTTGTCGAATTTGACGTAATGAATCAGAACGCTACTGACGTCGATGACAAGGTTAGCGCGCAGAACGACGTCGAGTTTAAACAGCTAAGAAACAACGTGAGCGTAGGAGACAGCGTAACTGACACGGATATTAACCGCTATTTGGACAAGGCTCACAAACTCAATGACGAAGTCGATACTGTGACTTTTGGATTGGAAATGGATGATGGTTCAATCGCAAAAGTATACGTCAATGCAACTCAAGCCGATGGATTCGAAGCCGCACTAGCTCAAAAGCTTGGCGAAACAGACGATGCAGAAGAAGCCATTAACGACTTGGCTACTACATTTGATATTGTTGATGTTGAATGGCCAGAATCCTATCAGCAAAACGCTGACACTCCAGTAGGCGTTGATTCCACTGGCGCAGAAACGGATGGCAATATTGGTGATCCAGAAATCACAGATGCAAATGCTGATACTTCTCCATCTGTTAATCCTGTAATTGACCTGGGCAACATCGAACACTCTGACGATGTTGATGGGAATGATGGAGAAGATTTAGATAGCGAGCCGGTTGAAACGAGCGATACTCTTTCATCGGGTATTGACGCAACCGTTTTCACTGATGACGACAAAGAACCTGGTGAAGGCGATGTCGTTGATACCAAAGATCAAGATCAATCTGATTTAGGACAAGAGCCAACTGAGGTAGATAATCCAGATGCGGCTGATGATCAAGAATCTGTAGAAACCGACGCGGATGAAACTGATACAGAAGCAAGTGCAGAACCGACAGACCCTGATGACGATGAAGTCGTCGGCGGTGAAGTAGCAAAAGATGATGATACTCCTCCTGACGAGGACGATGATACCACACCTAAAGAAACTGGCGACGAAGAAGATGAGGAAGAAGATGACGAAGACGCCGACACCAAACCTAAAAAGAAAGAGGAGTCCCACACCATGTCATTTGGACAACAATTTAAATCGAAGCTTCTGACCGAAAAGAAAGCTTCCAAAAAGGATAACGCAGAGGAACAAGAAGTTGTTTCGACCGCGGAATCTGCTTCACTTCCTGCAGAAGTGACTAAGCTGTTGCAATCGTTCCCAAATCGCGGTTCGAAGGCAATGGTTGTTCTTCTCTATTTGCTGGGCACACCAATTGATGCCCTAGCTTTAAAGAAGGCCGACCTACGCAAATCGGTTGCAGATGCATCTGACAAATTCCTGAAAGATAGCCAATTTAGAAATTGGGTAAATCGTCTGACGGAAGAACTCATGAAAGCAGGTGATGCAAAAGTGGAAGCATCGCTGCATGATGAACTCGGCAACGCGATGCAGAAGATGATTTTAGAAATCATGCAAAAGGTCGGTCTTCCAGAATCCGTAGAACGTCTAGGTCGCGCAGCTCTCCGCACTGCTCTTCGTGAAAAGGCAAAGCTTGCTACTTCCAATGCAAAGATTCGCCAATATCTGAAGATGGTTGCCGAACAGCTGGGCATTGATGCTGTAACCGGTGGTTTGAAAGAAGATCAAATCGACGAAGCCATTCCAGCACAAGCTGCTTCCGCTGCACCAGGCGAAGAAGAAACTGGTAACGAATGGGTTGATGAAATTCTGAAGCTTGCTGCTTCGTTGGGTATTCCTCAGCAAGTGCTGGATTATCGTCGTAAACAGACTGAACTGGCAGTTAAGCAAAATCGCCAAAACATTTCCAATTACTCGCTTGTACTTCGCAACATCAAGAAGCTGAACGTAATTATCGGAAACAACCAGAAGTAATAAAGGTTGGGGAGCTTTAAGCTCCCCACTTCATAATAAAATAGAGCCTAGGCCATGAAATTCCCATACCCTGACATGCAGACTGTTTCCGTAAATGGAATGCGGTTGTACGAAACTCCTGAAGGTGATTTTTATCCATCCATCACCACGATGTTGGGCAAGACGATGGATAAAGAGAAGGAAAAATCTCTTCAAAAGTGGCAGCAGGCATTAGGTGCCCTCGCTACTAAAAAGACAAAAGATGCTGCAGATCATGGCACGGCCGTCCACTTACTGATTGAACGATATTTGAAGAAAGAAGAGTTGATTCAGAAGAACGACAATTTCTCTCAACAGAATATCAATGCCTTCAACGCGTTAAAGCTGAAGTTGAACAAGATCGAAGAGCTTTGGGGGCAAGAAGTTGCGCTGTATTCAAACATTTTAGGATTAGCGGGCAGGTGCGATTGCATTGGTGTTTACGGTGGCGAACCATGCATTATTGACTTTAAAACATCGGGAAAGATCAAGGACGAAAAGGCTATTGAGGATTATCGCTATCAGCTTACAGCCTATGCGATTATGCACAATGAGATGTTTAACACCAACATTAATCGTGGCATCATTTTGATGACTAGTGAGTTGGGGTTTCCACAAGAATTCAAAGTTAATCTTCTTGACTATTACGAGCCTTTGGCGATTCGTGTTGAGAAGTTTTACAGCACTATCAAACTCTAAGGATAAGAAATGAAGGTAATTATCACCGTCGATTTTCAAAACGAACCAAGCAAGGCGGATTTTCTAAATGTTGTCACTCAAGCGTTAGGTGAAATCTGCGGCGGTTCTTCTATCAATGCGACAGATATGGGAACGCTAAGTGTGATTCACTGCTGTCAACCAGAAGATAATGTCAGTAGCGCCCCACCTGTAGAGGTACCGGCTGTTGAACTTTCATCTGATACTTTTGACGCGGATTTAAATGCCCAAGCAGCAGTGGCCGCTACTAATTCTGCAATTGGTGGCGAGCCAGAAACGGTTGTGCTGCCGGCTGTTGAAATCCCAGCTACAGAGATTCCTGCTGTAGATTGTCCTCCAGTAGAGCTCGACAAAGGAGTTGAGGCTAATGAAGTTGTCCCCACGTTCCCTAATTGCGTGATTATGTCTCTTACCTCTGCTAATAATGTTCAGGCGGAAATTTCTAAGGATGATCTATCATACTTACTCGTTCCATCTGATGTTGCGAGTTCTGACGGATTGCTAGACTTCTGGTTTGGTGGTATTGAATTTAGAATTCCCGCAACTGTAGATAATCAGGCAGTTGCAAACCCAAATCATCCTATCAGTGGATCTACTATTCGTATTGTTGCACGTGCATTAGATGGTGACGCTACTTTCGCGCTGTTAGTAGATGTTATTCGCGGTGATATGGAACTGCTTTCATTGTCCAAAGAAGATGCTGAGCTGATTAAGCATATCGCAGGTTAATAGATTTTTAACAAGAAATCTGGTTAAGTTAGGTAAATAGCATCGGTGCTTTAAATCGATGCTATCAACATAATAACCTCTAGGACATAAAAATGCCAACGCAGCAAGATTACCCACGTTCAGATAGGGACTTACTTATTCGTCTGACGACGAAGTTCGAGTCAATGGAGGAAAAGTTCGAAGATGTTTCTGATCATTTAAAATCGATGGAAAGAAAATTCGAAGACGCGTTGAAATCCATTAAAGATGATGCAGATAAGAAGTTTATGACTAAGGAACAGTTTAAGCCGTATCAAGAAGTTTTAGATGAAGTAAGAAAGAAAGTTACCGCTGCTGTGGTGTCGGGTGTAGTTGCTGCGCTCTTAGCTGTTGCGGCGTTTCCTCTGTATTACTCCGCGTTTCAAACTTATAAATCAGTTGCTCCGCAGCAGTCGCAGCAAGCAGGAACTGGAAAATGATTAAGCAGGTTGTAACATGGGCTTACATGATTCCTGCGGCTGTTAGCATTACATCGCTGACTTCTGTTTTAGCAATGATTTATCTTCTTTTGGCTCCTAGCGATCCAATCTATCGTATTAAGAACCCGCAAAACCATTACGCGTATGTGTCGAACGGTTCAGTAATCGTGCACCGAGAATTCTGCATAACTGACGATACTAAAATGATTACCATCAATAGGGATATGGTTAGTGTTGGCAAAGATTTGACTTTGCGGGTAACTTTACCTACTACAAGCCAGCTCTACAAGAAGGGATGCGCTAGTATGGATAGAGTGTTAGATTTGCCAGACGATACCCCACCAGGTAAATATGAATTAGATTTTATTGCGTCATGGAACGCAAACACTCTTAAAGTCGACGTGGTAAAATTACCAGTCCTGACTATTGTAGTCGGTACTAAAACTAAATAATCAATCATACCCCTATATAAATTCATAATGAAGAAGAGCCCCTTTCTAATCCATCAGGATTTTCTCTCACCTATGACGTGCGAGAACATCATCAATGATATTGAAATCCAACAGCCCGATTTAGATCAAAATGGCGATCCAATAAAGATAGAACGCCATTGTCTCCAGTGGGAGCAGGAAATCATCGACAGATTTCATGAGATAATTCCCGAAATTGAAGACAGATACGATGCAACTTATAGACGATTAGAGAAGCCACTTTTTCAATTCTATCCTGAAAATGCTAAAGCACCCGCAGAATTACCAGGATGCGAAAGCGCCCAGTACTTGCGCAAGAAGTGGGTGAAAATTAAAGATGTCGATTTGGTTGGGTTCATCTGGTTGAAAGATTTCAACAGCGAAGTGCCTCTTGATCCGCGTCATGAAGTATTGGGCGGCAAATTAGAATTCCCAGCTTATAACTTCTCCTTGGTGCCTCAGCGTGGCACGTTGGTGATCATGCCTGCAGGTCCTCACTTCATCAACACTATTTCACCGATCTTACTTGGTTCGCTTTATCAAATCAAGCTATGCATCAATATCAAAACTAAGGATGGCGGTCTTTGGCTTTATCAACCATCAGCGTTTCCGGGAAGATGGAGCGACTGGCTTTCTGAGTTTATGTAAGAAGCATATCTCTGAGCTTACTAGAGGTGCTCAGAGTCCTCCGTACGACTTTCATATAGACTTAATCATCTCTCAGTAAGATCATCTCTGGGCACCTATAGTTTTATGCAGGATTTAGAAGTGCTATAATTACTCATCGATGGCATTAGGAGGATGATATGAGCAATGTTCAACATGTGTGGCTTGTCGAAATTCGAGTGAAAGACTGGCGTCCAAATCTCAAAAAGGGTGGGCGAGTCGTTACTTACGAGGAAGTTATCGCTTTAAACGATATTGCTGCTCGTCATGCGGGTTTTTGATCAATTCGAGAAACGTTGCAAATATGAGCCTGTCATGCGTCGAATCATGCAAAACGAAGGGCTGCAGTTATCCGACTGCAGCGCGCCAGACGCTGTCGATCTTGAACCTGCAACATAATTGAAAGTCAATCATGCCTACCCGTACCAATATTGTTGAGCCATACGAAATTTGCAAGTTCGCAGAAAAGCATTACAACATCAGCAACGACCTCGCACGCCAAATGACATGGTGGGTAACGCCGGAGTTAGAGAATAAGACATACAAGTACAGCCTCACCGATATCCGCCAAGAGATGAAAGACGATCCTGAAGAAGAATCTTCGTATCCAGAATTCCCCGTAACTCCTTATCAAATGCTTGTTGATTTCATGATGGCGAATAACATCACCTACTTTACTCTCACCCAATAATCATGGATCTTAACAAGAAAAGTAAATTCCTTAGCCTGCTGCTTCGCCACAAGCCTGCAGCATTAGGGTTGACGATGGATATTAAAGGATTTGTCAGCGTTCAGCAAATCCTCGATAACAGCAATAGTGGGAAGTATCCGTGCGATCCTTTCACGCTAGATGATATTAAGGAGATCGTCTTTACTGACGAAAAGTCTCGCTATAGTTTCGATTTCGAAATGCAAAAGGTTCGTGCGAATCAAGGACATAGCATTGATGTCGAGTTGGATTTAGTACCCCAAACGCCGCCAAAATATCTCTTTCACGGTACCTCGAAGAAAGCAATCGAATTCATCAAGAAAGAAGGTATCAAACCAATGAGCAGGAATCACGTTCATCTGTCGCACGATGTGGAAACAGCAAAAAATGTCGGCAGTAGGGGCAAGCGCGGCGCCCCAATCATTTTGCGCATTCGAGCTTATGATCTACATCAGTATTTTGTCAAGTTCTATCTGTCACAAAATGGAGTATGGCTTACTGAGTCTGTTATCCCTTTTGAATTCACGGAGATTTATTATGTTGCTTAATGAGAAATAAGGTGGATCAGTTTTACAACTACATCTATTTTGATTCTAGACCAGATAAAGAAGACACACCTAAATTGTTAAAGGACGATCATGATTATTAAAGCTTTTGAGCGCGCATATAAAACTATGGAAGAGCGAGGCTGGGATACGATTTATCTAGCAATCGATTTGCACGGGGTCTGTCTTGCGTCCAACTACGAACAAGGTGGCTACACCTGGATCAATGACATGGCACCACGCGCACTGCGCGTCATCAGTGAGATGAAAGAGAACAAGATCATTCTGTGGTCATCGGTGTATGATGAGGAACAGCCAGCTATCATCAAGTTCTTCAAAGACAATGGGATCGACGTACTAGCGTTCAACGCGAACCCCTTCGAAAAGGATACGAAGACCGGTTGCTTTGAGAAGAAGTTCTATTTCAGCATTTTGCTTGATGACAAAGCAGGATTCGATCCGGCTATTGACTGGGAAACCATTTTAAATTTCTACAATGAAAATATCGTACCCTTCGCTTAATGAAGAAGGTAAGCGCGCAGTAGATCGGATGTTGGAGATACGCAAGCGCAACTATCTGAAGGCAATGAACAAGCCTGAGTGGGTACCGAATGCGATACTGATAGTAGGCGATCGGCCTGGACCTGCAGCACCACTGGATCCTTCCTATCATCACACTCCATTCTACTCAACGAAGCATTGCAGTGGCTGGCTAAATGCCGCGCTTTACTTGGAAGGAATTCCAGAGGAAAGGCTTATTTGGCTGAACTCGGCAGACAAAGACGGTAAACCAACTGACTTCGACATCTTGCTGAAGTTGGAACCGGATATGGTCATTACGTTGGGCGGCAATGCAAGTAAGTGGGTGCTGAAGTCGGATGCAGTTGCTGAGTGGTACAAGTTCGACCATCCGCAGTATCACAAACGATTCAAGAACAACGAAGAGTATCAGCTGATTGAGTTCTTAGGCTGGCATTTTGGTACTCGCACACTCAATGAAGGGGACTACTTTTGATCCATCCAAATGATGCGCCGTTGAACACGCCTATGTGGTGTGTGTACGGTCCCGACAGCTTCCCGACATTGTTCTGCTGCATGATCAATCATCCGCCAGGCGGATTTGGTCGGGCTATCTGGGGCTACAGTGTTTACAAGCGGTCGCCTGGTTTTCGAACCCTAGGCCAATCGGTCAATGCAAACCAGTTCGGTGATTGGGTCGGACAAAACAAAGCCAAGTTCTTCCTCACCCAAGAAGAGGCGCTGAAGTATTTGGCCGATCTTACTACGCCGAAGAAATCTGCAATCGATAAACTAAAATGACACTTGAAGAACTCACAGAGAAATTCTTGGACGCAAAGACTGACGAGGAGCCGTGCACATTATGTCAAGCAAATGCGTCAGTCGTTGGAAGAACAAGGATGCGAAATGGTTATAGATTCTAAAAAGATCAAGGGCCGAATGTCTCAATTGACAGATGAGTAATATTAAGAGAATCCAGTCTCTCTGATCTTTTTACGGAAATAATCTATTCCTTGGCAATCTACCCCAGCTACGGCATTGCCTACGCCATCATGGTGTATTAAACCGTAGCAAAACTCCCCCTTTGAAAGTGACGGGTATCTTGCGCTGTGCGGCGTAGATCTGATAGGTTTACCTGCTATTGTAGTTTTTCCTGATGTATTATACCCGTCATAATATGCTTTCAGTTCTCTCTTATAAAACTCCACCATTGCCTGAGTTGCGTACTTTGCATTACAGCGGTTTGAACACGTTGCAGGAATTCCTATAATTCCAAAGTATTTGACGGCAACTTTATCTACCATTTGATAAAGTCCCATTGCGCTACTTGTAGGATTCTTAGCATATGGATCAAATCTACTTTCTATTTGCGCAATGAACCTAATCAACTTCTTATCCTCAGCATCTAATCCTGGCGTGGAATTTAATGCTTCATCTATCATTGCACTGACTTCGGCATATGTAGGCCTTAAGGCTGGCGCGCACCCACTACTTGTACCAGTACGATTGCTGAAATTGCTCCCAGGCTGAGGATACGGGGTATTCGCCTGCACCGCCCCGGCTCCGCTATCTACAACCTGAGGACAATCCGTCGCCGTGCGAGCATTTACCTCACTAAGAGTGATAGAAGATGCATTTTCAGAATTATTGATGGTGAATGATGATGGCTGTGAACCATTAGATTGAGTTGGTGGTTGAACACTAAATGTACCGTTG